TCAGTCCGTTACGCGCAGAATCGAACGCACGGGGGCTCGTGCGGGTCTGGCGCTGGCTTCAGCGCGCCCGGTTCTGGAGGTTTGCGTGACACCCCGCTTCGTTGAACTGCTCACTTCATGGCGCGTGTCGCTGGCGGCCGAAGGCATGTCGGCGAAGACGATCAGGACGCGGCACTACGGCGTGACGGCGATGTCGAACCACTTCGACCCTGTCACCGCCACCACCGAGCAGGTCCGCAGCTGGCTGGCAGACCAGCGCTCCGGCTGGACGCGCGCCACCTACCACGGCACCGCGCGGGCATGGTTCGCCTACGTCGTCGAGCAGGGCGACCGCACCGACAACCCGATGGCCGTCATCCGCCGCCCACGCGAGCCCCGCCGCGTCCCGCGACCCGTCACGGACGAGGACCTCGAGACCGCGATCGACCAGGCAGTCGGCAACGTGCGCGCCTTCCTGCTGCTCGCCGCCTACGCCGGCCTGCGCGTGCACGAGATCGCCAAGCTGCGCGGCGAGGACATCACCGCCAAGCACATCCGAGTGCTCGGCAAGGGCAACCGCGAGGACGTCATCCCGACCCACCCGCTGGTCTGGGAGCTCGCGCAGCAGATGCCACGCCGCGGCTGGTGGTTCCCTTCCCCACGCTCGCAGCGCGGCCACATCCTGTCGAACACCGTCACCCAGCAGATCTCGCGGTACTTCACCGAGCTCGGCATCGACGCCACCGCGCACATGGTCCGGCACACCTTCTGCACCCGAGTGCTCGAGGCGTCCGGCCGCGACATCGTCCGCACCCAGCGCCTGGCCCGGCACGCCTCACCCCGCACCACAGTCGGCTACCTGTTCGTGTCCGACGAGGACCTACGCGACGTCATCTTCAACCTCGACGACGGCCGCACCAACGCCGAGGACGCAGCGTGAACGCCGTGCGAGGCGCCGCCCGATGGCAGGTGGCTGTCAACGCACTGCTCGGCCTGGTGCTGCTCGCCGCGGCCCTGTGCCTGCCCTCAGCGAGCGCCAGCCTGCCCACCTCGAGCTCGAGCTGCCACGCGACCTGGTGCGCCGACCAGTCATACGTCGAGCACGCTGCCGCCCGGTCCATCGCCGAGCAGGTCCACACGCTCACCGCCGGCCGGGACTGCTGGACGGGGAACCCGAAGCGCTGGCCGCGCACCGTCTTCGTCCACGACACCGGCACCACCGTCGTGCACGAGATGACCTTCAAGGCCGCGTGGATCGCCGGTCGGGCCGGGCGCGTCGCGGTGGACGCGAAGTGCGCCTGATGGCCGCGCTGTGGCGGCGTCTGCGTGACGAAGTCCGCTGGCACGGCCCCGGACACCAACGTCGGGTCCGCAGGCGCGCGGCGCGCCAGGGATGGGGTATTGGCCCAACCCGCCGACGCTGACGTGATCGTTGCGCGATGATAAGCGACGACCGAGACGGACCGAGATCCCGACCCAGAGGGGGCACGATGCGCAAGCTGGCAACCATAGGCGCCGTCGCGATGCTGTTGCTCGCTGCCTGCGGTGGCGGCAGCGCGAGCGGAGCGAAGTCGACGACGTACAAGACCGGCGCCGAGTTGGCTGACGCCATCGGATGCACCGCCTACCAGTCCGGCTCATCGGAGATGTACGTCGCGGACGGCGGCACCTGCACCCTCGGCAGGAACGACGCCGTGATCGTCGACACGTTCTCCAGCTCGAGCAACCGCGACAGCTACGTGCAGGTCGCGAAGTCCACCGGCGGCGTGTACGTCGTCGGTGACGGGTGGGTCGTCGGCGTCGGGTCGCAGGACGAGGCCGACCAGGTGAAGGGCAAGGTCGGCGGCAAGATCGCCTGACGCGAGAACGGAGCGGGTCAGCGCTCGAGCCACTGGGCCTTCTTGCAGACGATGTGGTGCCCGTTGCCCAGCTGGACGAACGCACGCACGGGCTGGGTGCCTCCGCGGATCCGGGCTGCTCGGCGACGTAGGTCGGCGGCGTCGAAGAGGATGATCTGCGAGCTGTGCCCCTCGAGCCGGAACGGGAACGGCTCTGCGCCGTCGAGAGTCTCGGGGAGCACCACCACGACGTCGGGCCGCACCTTCGTGTCGCCTACCAAGAACGAGCACCAGTCCACCGTGGTGGCGAAGCGACCCAGGTTGCGGACGACCACTCGCAGCTCGTCGCCCCCTCCGACGTGGGCCGGCATGAGCCCCTGCGACACCTGCACGACCGGCCCACCTCGACGCCAGGCAATCACCTGCCAGCCCAGGGACACGACACTGAGGCCGAGCGCGAGGATCGAGAGCGCGAGCATGAGCACACGGTACGGGCGCGCCTCCCCAACGGCAGGAACGACAGGAACGACGAAGCGCCCCCACACCGGATGGTGTGGGGGCGCTTCGTGCTGCGAGACTGAGCGGCTCAGGTCTGGTCGAGGCGGTGCTGGACCTTGAAGGATGCGGTCGACGCACCCGGGAAGGTCTGGGGTCGGCCGTTGGACCAGGTGACGACGAGCTCGACGGCGTAGCGGCCCGCGAGCGCCAGGTCGTCGGTCTGCCAGGTGAGGGTCCAGCTGCCTGGGCTGACGGTCTGGTCTCCCTTGGTGACGTCTCGCAGAACGGTGGTGCCGTCCGGCCGGCGGATCCGCGCCTGCACCGTGCTGGCTGTCGCGAGGGACACCGGCTGGCCGGCGCTTGTGGCGGTGCCGGTCAGGGCCGGCTCAAGGTCGCCGGCCTTCCAGGTCGTCATGCGAGCTCCAATCCGTGGTCGCTGGTCGAGGACAGTGCCAGGCCGCCGGCGGCCCGGGCGATGCGCAGAGCGGCCGGCGTCCCGTCGATGTGGACTGAGGTGCTCGCCCCGCCGAGGTGTAGGCCTGGGCTCGGCACGGATGTGGGCCCGGTGACGATCGTGACGACGGGCACGGTGGCCGAGGCGATGCTTGCCGCTGCCGGCACGCGGACGATCACGGTGAGGTGCAGCGCAGGCGGACTCGCCGCCGCGCTGGCCGGTGCGGCGGGTGCGCCCACGCGGGCGCCGGCGGTGATCGCGGGTGCCGTGGCTGCGGCGGTCGCGAGCGCTGCTGGCGGCCGTACCCGGACGACGGCGCCCGTGGCCACGTCGGGTGCCGTCGACGACGCGGTGGCGGCCGCGGCCGGCGCGTTGATGTGCACCCCGGTGGTCGTTGCCGGCGGCGCTGCTGCCGCGGTGGCCGCGGCGGCGGGCGGCTGCACGTGGGCGATCGCGCCGGCACCGATGGTGGGTGGCGTCGCGGTGGCAGCGGCGGCCGCTGCCGGGGGTGTGGCGACGACGCGGGTGCGCAGCGCGGGAGGTGTGGCGCCGGCGGCCGCAGCAGCTGCTGGCGGCCGGACACCTGCGGAGGCGTGTGCGGCGGGCGGCGTGGCGGCCGCTGTCGCCGCAGCGGCCGGTGGCGTGGCGTGTGCGTGGGCCGTGACGCCGGGTGCCGTGCTCGAGGCCGCTGAGGCCGCTGCCGGCGGCCGCACCTGCGCGGCGGCGGTGGCCACGGGCGCCGTCGCGGACGTGGTCGACGCGGCAGCCGGCGCAGCGATCGCCGCCACGGCACGAACCGCAGGCTGAGTGGCGGACGCCGTGGCCGCGGCTGCTGGCGCGGCGATGTTGACGGGCGAGCTCGACGGCGCCGGGTTCAGCGCCACGGTGTACGCGCTGATGTGGGTCGCGGCCGGGCTGGTGGTGATCGTGCCGCCGCCGTACGAGCCGGCCGCGCCCGGCGTGGTGAGGTGTCCGGAGACGGCGTTGAAGTTGACGCCGGACGCGTTGACGGAGTTGGAATTGCCGTCCTTGGTCCAGGCAGCGGGCAGCGTGACGACCGCCGCGGCGCCGGACAAGACACGCGTCGCGGTGAGCACCGCGATGTCGGAGCCGTCGTGGGCGGTGGTGACCGGCGGCAGCACGAGGCTGCTGCCGTTCGTGCCTGAGTAGTTGCTGGTGTCGAAGACGTCCGCCGGGTCGACACCGGACAGCACCAGGCCCGCGCCGTTGATGCGCGCCGCCGAACCGGCGTGCAGGTTCACGCCGCCGGCCGCGACATCGGCGGCGTCGAGCAGCCGCACGTACAACCAGGACAGCAGGACGTTGTTCTGGTTACGCGGGCCGAGGGGGTCTGACAGCGCCCACACGCTGCCGCCGGTCGCGGTCATCGTGCCCGTGCTCGAGTTGATGCTGACGAACCCGACGAACACGTGGCCGGCTGCCGTGCCGGGCGGGAACGGCAGGTTCAGGTCCTGCGCTGTCCCGGTGGCGCCGTCACGGTCAGAGGCGCATGCGCCGACCAGCGGCATGAGTCACCGCCTTCCCGCTCGGTGGTGCCGGTCAGGCTGCGGTGAGCTTCAGGACGCCGTCCGTGGCGTCCCAGGTGGCCGTCCAGTCCGCTGCGGTGGCCGAGGTGTCCGCGCCGAGGTCGACCCAACCCAGCAGCGGCGACGTCGTGGCCGTGCCGGTGGACTTGTAGACGACCAGGTAGCGGATCGTGAGGGTCTCCCCTGCGGCCGGCGTCCAGATCGTCGCGGCCGCGCGCAACGAGACCGTGTTCGATGTGGCGTCGAGGTTCACCGATTTGGTGCCCAGAGTCGCACCGCCCGCGGTGTAGCCGTTGGCGGTGGCCAGCTCGCCGGTGACGTCGTTGAAGAAGTCGTGGACGTCCTGGTCGGGCGTGTAGGTGGCGGCAACGGCCGCGACCTTGATCGTGTCGGTAGCCCAGTTGACCGAGCCGGCGGCGATCGCCTTCAGGCCGTTGCTGTACCACTTCGCGGTGGCGACCATGTCAGCCCTCCTGGGTGGTGTCGGCGGCGAGGAACGGCACGAAGCGGCGCAGGAACGTCTCGACGGCCGGCAGCGCCATCACGCGGGTGATGCCGGCGGCGATCGCCAGGCCGAGCGCGGCGTACCCGGTCGCGGCGGCCGAGTCGTGGTGGGTGGCCGCCGAGTAGATCGGGTCGGCCATCGCGGCGCCGGCGACGATGGCCTGGAAGGCGGTGCGGACGGTGGAGCGCCACGGGCGCTTGACCTGCGTCGGCTTGGGGATGGCGGGCATGAGTGGCCTCCGGATCAGAAGTGGCGATCAGTAGTGGTTGTGGGCGGCTTCACGCAGGGCGCGGAACGCCGCGTCCGTGTGCGGACCCCACGCGCCGTCAGCGGTGACGCCCAGGACGCGTTGGGCCTGCTTCACCCAGGCGCCGAGCGCGGCCTGCGACTTCGGGCCCCACACGCCGTCGACGGTGGTGTCGATGACCTTCTGGACGAGGTCCTCGCGGAACGGCTTGGCGGGTCCGCCGCCGGTGTGCCGGTACGCGGCGGTGCGCAGGCGCATCCCCCACACGTCGGTCGTCGGACCCCACTGGCCGTCAGCGCCCACCTCGAGCAGCCGCTGCAGCTCCTTCACCTGCGCGACGTCGTACACCCGCGGCAGGGGAGAAGGCTGCTGGTCGGTGGCGTAGGCCGGCCGGCCGTAGCCGACGATCAGGCCGTTGACGGGGCGCAGCTTGCGCATGACCTGGCCGCCGGTGCGGCCGCCGTTGGTGTCGGTGTTGCCCTCGATGGTCTGGATGTAGCCACCGATGACCTTCTCGACGAACCCGACGTGGGAGATCCGGCCGAGGCCGAAGTCGTAGAACACGACGTCGCCGGCGCGCGGGCCGGAGGTGTGCCACTGGCCGCGGGCCTTGAACCAGTTGGCGTGCGAGGGGGTGTAGGCGAAGCGGCCGATGATGTCCGCGGCGCGGGCCTGGTCAGCGACCCACGAAGCGAACATGTCGCACCAGGGATTGCCGTCGAGGCCATACCAGGCGCCGAACTTCGTGCGGTTCGACCCGTAGGGATTCTCGGCGTAGCCGATCTGACTGGCCGCCTTCGACAGCACGGCCACGCGGGTAGCGGTCACTGGCCCGGCTCCGTCCACTCGTCGGCGCCATCGCTCGTGTCGAGCTCGGCCGCCTGGTCCGGGTCGGGCTCCGTGCCGGCGGTGTCGGGGGACTCCTCGAGCTGGTCGGGGGTCTCGGTCTCGCCGGCGCTGTTCGGTGCAGGGGTCATCGCGGTGTGCCTCCTTGGCGACAGGGGACCGCGCTCAGCGGTCTTCGGGTCGTACAGCGGTCGGGCCGAGGTCGGGCGTCACCTCGGGATGAGCAGGGTCCAGATCGACCGGCAGCGACCAGCCGTTCTGCGCCATCCACTCGCGCAGCCGGTACTCCATCCGCAGGCCGGTGTCGAGACGCCGGTTCAACGTGCGGATCTCGTCGCGGTGACGGTCGGTCATCTGCTGCAAGTAGCGGTTGTGCTCGTCGCGCAAACCGCGGACCTCGCGCTCGAGTGCAGAAATCCGCTCGGTCAGCGCAGCCCGATCCGCGACGTGCTCACGCATCAGGCGGTCGCGTTCACGCTCGGCCGCCTCGCGCCCCGCGCGCTCGTACTCGACGTTCTGGTGGCGACCGTCGCGCCACATCCGGACGACGTAGGCGATGATCACCAGGACGACACCCAGCGCGCCCGTCTGGGTCACGTCGGGAAGCGATGCCCCCAGGTCGCTCACGGCTCACCGCACCTCTCTGAGCGGGGCCGGTGGCCCGGCCAGGCGGCGCACCTCCCTGCCGAGCAGCCAGAGGCACACGCAGTGCAGGGCGAGGTTCGCCGCAACCGGTGTGGCGAAGCGCATGCCGTGACCGTGGGCCGCGGCGATGCCCCGCACGAGTGCGATCCCGTACCAGCTGTAGACGAACACGCCGGCGAGGTGCGCGGCGATCAGCGGACCGATCCGACGCAGCAGCAGGCTCACCGCGAGCGCAAAGAAGCCGGCCACCATCCAGGCGCCCCATGCGTGCGCCGAGCCGTAGGACTCGACGACCTGCAGGGTGGGGCCGCCGACGCGCGCCGGACCCGACAGGTAGTCCAGGCCTCGGGCGCCGGTCGCGAGCGCCGTGATCCAGCCCAGCAGGACGCCGATGTGTCCGGGTGCGTGGGTGGGCCGGTAGCGGGCGAAGAGGGTCACGAGACGTGCCCACCCTCGAAAGGGCACGGCCGCCGGTCGCGGGCCACCGGTCAGGCTCCCGTCAGCTTCATCGAGAGCCAGGTGTCGGCGGTGGTGTTCGCGTTGGTCGCGAGGTTGCCGCCGGAGTTCTGCAGCCCGAAGAGCTCGATGTAGTCACCGGCGGCCATGGTGATCTCAACGGTCGGCAGGTTCGCGATCGTCGCGCCGGACGACGTCGCCGGCGAGCGCCCTGCGCTGACGATGGTCCCTCCGGCGGCGCTGCCAGCTGCGTTCTTGCGGCAGGTGACGGTGCGGTCGCCGGTGGTGTTGACGGCGTAGGCGAGGCCACCGCTGATCGTGTACTTGCCGGGGGTCTGGGCAACCAGCCGGGTCGGGTTCGTGGTGTTGTCGTGGCAGGTGTCGGTGTCGTACAGCTCGGCGTTGAGCGGCAGCACGGTGGTGACGCCGGTCGTGCAGGTGGTGCCGGTGCCGCCGGACTGGTAGGCGTACACCTTCGGTGGGCTGGCCCAGAAGGAGACCGCGTCGGCGAGCTGCTGGATCTTGGCGGCGACGCCGACCTTGTCGCCGGCCGCGAACGACGGGATGGTGGGGATCGAGCCCATGGGTTGAGGTCCTGTCTGCTCGGTCGGTCAGTAGGCCAGCGGGAAGGCGTCGAGGGCGCCGTACACGGGGTCGTCGAGCACCAGCACGTCGGACTGGCTGGCCGGGCTGGTGTTGAAGGTGACCGTCCATTGGGCCAGTGAGCACGTCTCCGACATGCCCTCGATGAACAGGTCCACCGACGTGCTCGGCGCCTGTGGCGGCAGGTTCGTGACGGTCACGCGGTCGCCGACCTCCAGGCCGAGGACGGCGTCAGCGAGCGCGTCAGGCACGGTGAGCAGGTCCACCGTGAGCGACGACATGCGCGGGGCCGGGTCGGACTGGCGCCGGGCCGCCCAGCTGGCCGCGGCGGCGACCTCGTGGTCGTCGGTGGTCAGCAGGGTGATCGTCTTGCGGTACAGGCCGTAGTCGTCGATCGAGGCCTGGTCCTTGGCCCGGAACGTGATCCCGCCCTCACGGGACGTCGTGACGTCGTTCGCGAGGAACTGGTCGTCCTGCTGGAAGCGGGGGTCGTCGCTGGTGTCAGCGGAGTCCAGCACCAGCACCGACGCGACGGCGTACCGGTGGCCGCGCGCCTGCATCACGAGCGCGCCCGCGCCGTCGACGAACAGCACGCCGCTCTCGGTGTCGACGACGTCCTGCATCGCCTGTAGCGGCGCCTTGCCGGTGGTGTCGACCCATGCGATCGACCGTGAGCCACCCGACTCCAGGTCGAGGTCCGGTACGGCGGCCCAGCGCGCGTACCGGGCGATCCGCGCGTCGCTGCTCTCGCCGGCGAAACCGGTTATGACGGCCTGACGGTGCACGGCCACACGTGAGGCGTTCAGGGCGGCCGAGAAGGCCGCCACGTGGCTGATGGCGCCCGCGAACAGGGCACCCAGCTGTGAGCCGCCGATCGTCATCGACACGTACAGCGGGAGCGTCGACCCCGCGAACGTCGCCGAGCCTGCCACTGCACCGTCGAGGTAGAGCGTGACGGTGACCGTGCCGCCAGACGGCTGCAGAGTCACCTCCGCGTCGTGCGTTGAAGAGTCGTTGACGCCGCTCGCCGAGGTGATCGCGGCCAGCACACCCTCGAACGCGCCCTTCACCGTCGCGGTGAGCTTGCCCGCGGCGGTGCCCAGCTCGACGTAGGAGCCGTAGCCGTCGACCACCGCGGCGATCCGCTGCGTCCCGGACGACACGGTGGTGAAGGACGCACGCAGGGACAGCGCGGTGAAGCCGACACCAGTGGTGAGCGCGCCAGCCAGGTACAGACCTGCCGTCGAGGACGACGGCGTGAGCGTCGGGGCCGGCAGACCGTCCGTGCCCGGGCCGGTGGAGTCGGCGAACACGAGGGTGCCCCCGGTGCCCAGCTGGGTGACCGCGAGCGCCGGCTGCCCGGCGGCCGAGGTGTCGCCCACAGTGAGGGAGTCCGCCGGCTCGCCGAGGGTGTAGTAGGCCGCCGGGGCGTCCTGCAAGATCTCCTCGCTGACGACGTTCGTCAGCTCGCTGATCTGGCCGAGCCGCTTGAAGCGGTCCACCGAGGTGAGGGCCGCCTGGGCGAACTTCGCGACCGGTGCCCACTCGACGGGCCAGGCGTCGACGTGCCCGGTGTGCCGGTAGGAGACCGGGACCGGGTTGGTGCTGAAGGTGCCCGGGGCGGTGCCCTCGTCGATCTGCACGGCGTCGATGTACGCCGTGTTCCCGGCGGCTGGCGCGGTGGCGGGCCAGATCAGCAGGTCGTGGCTCGAGGCCGTCGCCACGAAGGTGTAGGTGATCCGCTGCTGGGCGCCGAACGACGTCGACGACGAGCCGATGCCGATACCGGCGATGACGATCTCGACGGCCGGTGAGCCGGCGGGCACCCACACGTACATCGAGGCGGTGTAGGTGCGGCCCACCACGAAACCGGTGACCGTGGTCGCGGCCTGCGGGAACGAACCGCCGGCGCCCCACGTGATGAGCATCGACTTGACGCCGGAGAACGGGTGCAGCGTCGACGACGCCAGCGTGGGAGCGACCGACCCGGCCGCCGTCCACCCGACAACGCCGGACTCGAACGACGCCGCGGCCGCCGACAGCAGGTTGCCTGTGCCGAGGCGACGGTGACTGACCCGCAGACGGCGGCCGATCTTCACGTTCGGGTAGTAGGGCGAGCTGGCCAGGCCGGCGGTGAAGCGCCCGTCGCTGTTGTCCAGGATGAGGCCGCACTGACCCGGTTGCACTGTGGCGAACTCGTCGCCGCGGCCGCGGGTGACCGTGATGCCGGACGACAGCAGCGCGTAGCCCGAGACGTCCTGCCACACGGGGGCCGGGTCGTCAGGGCCGGATGCCAGGGCGAGCTCGACGCGAGGCGCAGGGATCACCCGAGCTCCAATCCGACGCCGCCGTTCTGCCGCTTCACCTTCAGCAGCGCCTGGTGCAGGACGCGGCCGTCCACCGCGAGCTGCACCACCAGGGGCTGCCCGTCCGCGGCGGCGTCTCCTGACGTCGCCGCGTAGGCCGTGTGTCCACCGGCGCGTCCCGGCACGCTCGGGAGGATCATGCCGTCCTGGTCCGGTACGAAGAGCTCAGGGCGGTGCTCGCCGACGATGTAGGACTTGCCCGCCTCGACCGGGCCACCGGCGGCGCGGAAACCCGCCTTGTTGGCCGTCACGTACGCCCGGATCGTGACCGCTGGGTCGATGTGGTCCTGCTGGTAGCGCAGCTGCGCGAGCTTGTGGATCGCCGCGTCGGCACCGGGTGTGGTGACCCGCACCGACTTGTACGACCTGGTGTTCGCGAGCGCCCGGTTGACCTGGTCCTTGAAGGTGTCGAACTTCGCTGCGGCCGATCTCAGCTTCGGGCCGATGCCAGGCACCCACCCGAACGCCAGCGCGGCGCCGTGGATGATTGCGCCCGCCACCGCCAGGAACGCCGAGGTGAGGAACTTGAAGGTCGGCTTGAGCACGTTGTTCCACATGAACGACGCGGCTGCCGAGATGCCCTGGAAGGCGGCCTGGACGATCGCGCGGAACGTCGCGGAGTGCTTGTACGCCAGGATGATCCCGCCGACCAGGGCCGCGACCGCCACGATCACGAGGCCGATCGGGTTCGCCGACAGGGCAGCGTTGATCAGCCACTGCCCGGCGGCCCAGATCTTCGATCCCGCCGCGGCGAGCTTTGTGTACGTCGAGAAGAGCAGAGTCTCCTCGGCCGCCTGCTTCGACACGAACGCCTGGATGCGCTGGGCGACGATCAGCGCGTACACCGCGGCGGTGAAGCCACCGACCACGCCGAGGCCGATCTTGACGACCTTGCTGTTGTTCGTGACCCAGGTCGTCACCTTGATGCCTGCGCCGGCGACCTTGAGCAGCGCTGGTAGCAACTTGGAGCCGACCGTCTCCTGCAGCTCACCGAACTCGTTCTGCAGGATGGCGCTCTGCCCGGCGGCGGTCTTGCCCTCGTTCTCGGCGAACCCACCGACCTGCGTGCGCAGCCCGCCCATGATCTCGTCGAAGTTGCCGGCCAACGACTTGGTGTCGGTGAAGTTGATGCCGACGTCCTTCAGCGAGCGCCCCTGTCCGAGCAGCGCCTTGCCCAGGTCGCGGGCCGCGGTCGGCAGGTCCTTGCCGGTCTTCGACGCGTAGTCCTGCAGCAGGGGCGTCAGGTCGGTGATCTGCTTGCCGGTCAGCTTGAATCCGGCGAGCACGGACTGGGCGGACGCGGTGGCGTCGTCGTCGTACTTCGTCTTCAGCTCGAGCTGGCTGTTGAGTGCCTGCAGCGCGCCGATGTTGGTGTCTGCCAGCCGCGGGAACCGCTTGAAGGCGTCCTCGAGCGCCGCACCCGACTCCTGCGCTTCGGTGTACGCCGCGACAGAGTCCTTGCCGAACTTGACGATTGCGGCGCCGGCCAGCGCGCCGCTGCCGACCGCGAGCGCCTTCATCTTCGAGAAGCGCCCGCCGGAGTCCTCGGCGTGGCGGCCGACCTTGTCCAGGGTCGCCGACGCGCCGCGGTCGCGGGCGAAGATGTCGAATCCGATGCTGGTCGACACCTGATCACCGCCCTCTCCTGGTCGTCACCCGTCGGCCTGCTGCAGCTGGCCTTGCAGGTGCTTCTCCTGCTCGATCGCGGCGTCAATCCACCGCCGGCCGTTGTCCCACTGCTCGACCGTCAGGTGGCCGTGCTCCCACGGGCGCACGTGTAGGTAGTGAGCGAACGCCCACTCGTACCGGCGCCTCAGCTGCTCGCGGGGTCCGAGCCTTTTGGGTCGGCGGCCCCTGCCGCCGCGGCCGCCATCTCGTCCAGTACCAGGACCTCGAGCGCCTCGCGCTGCTCGTCGCTGAGGTCGTTGCCCTGCGCCCGGAGCACCTCGAGGGCGCGGGCCTTCTCCTCGGCGTCCAGGTCGACGTCGAGCTCGTCGAGGGAGAACACGACGTCGCCGTACTTCAGGGTGGGGTTGGAGCGGCGCAGCAGCACGAACAGCAGCGCGTGCCTGGCCTGCGCGGACCCGGCCATGAACTTCTCGCCGAACTCCTGGTAGGTCCAGCCGGTGTGCCGCTCGATGACCTCGGCTTCGGTGGAGCGCAGCTTCGCCGGCGTGAACGCCCACTCCTGGCGCTCACCGCCCTCGGGCGTGTAGATGATCAGCATCGTGCAGGTTCAGCCCTTCTCGATCTCGTGCGCGGTGCGCTCGATGGCCTTCATGACGTGGTCACGCACGAGCGGGGCGCGCTGCTCGAGCGGGCGGGTGTACCAGCCGGTTCTGATCTGCTGGGTCACCCAGGCCTTGCGGTTGCCGTACACCGGGTGACGCAGGCGGCCGCGGCGGTCCATGGCTCCGATGTCGTGGGCGTTGGTGGCCTTCAGCCGCACGCCGACCTGCTTGCCGCCGGTGCGGGTCTGCACGCTCATCCTCGAGCGGGCCACCACCCGGTTCAGGCCGCCCTTCGACGGGAGCTCGGCGAGCGCGCTGGCCTTCGCTGCCTCGTTGAGCGGCCGGCCGACCTGGCGGATCCCGGCGAGCAGGTCCTTGCGCAGCTGCTTGTCCGCACCGCGGAGCCGCTTGCCCACGATCGCGAGCTGCTCGGCCCCTTCGATGCGGATGTCCATCAGAGCGCCGTGTCGGTGGAGATGTACTCGCAGGTGATCGGGTTGTTCGTCAGGTCGTTGAGCCCGGTGAAGTTGAAGCTCGGGCTCACGACGTCCGGGCCGCCCAGCTGGGGAGTGTCGCCGTCGAGGGCGACCGCCGGGATCTTGATCCTGAACGTCTCGTAGTAGGTGCTCGCGATGTTGGCGCCCACGAACTCCCAGATCAGCGAGAAGTTGCCGTCCGCGGCGAAGACGTCGGCGAAGACGGTCTTGTCGACGAAGTCCGTCTCGATCGTGCCGGTGATCGACACCCGGTCGTTGACGAGGGGCTCGGCCTTCAGCCCACCGCTGTTGGCGTAGAACCGGTCCGTCTTCTGCGCCCGCGTGATCTTCGTCGTCACCTTGCGCACGCCGCTGACGGCGGCCTCCGCCCCGAACGCGCCGATCTTGACGTTCATCTGCGCGAAGTGGAAGGGCTTGAGCCCGGTGGTGTACGACGGCGCAGCGAGGGTCTGGACCTCGGAGACCTGGCGCGCGTCCAGCGACAGCTGCGCGGTGAGGAGCTCACCGACACCACACGCGAGCGTGGTGTCGACGACCTTGCAACCCAGGTAGGTGTAGGGCCGCACCGTGCCTGTGGTGTCCGGCACGCCGACCTGCGCGGTCAGGTAGCGGCCCACGTTGTCGACGAGGGTGTGCGTCTGCAGGTACGCCGCGGTGGCGCCCTGGACCAGCGGCGTGACCGCTCCGCCGAAGATCTGAGCCAGCAGCAGGCCCATGTTCTTCTGCGTCACCTCGAGCTCGACGTCGCCCGATGCGTCCTGCTGGGTGACGACCCGACGCGAGACCGGCTGCACCAGGCGGCCGGCCGCGAGGCCGCCGCCCTGCACGACGTTCTTGTTCTTCTTCAGCGACGCCGAGTTGATCTCGATGAAGCGGGTCGGCGCCTGGTAGGTGCCGTACGACGCCTCCGCGGCGATGCCGAGGCTGCCGGCGAGTCCACTGCCAACGCTCACAGGTCAGCCCTCCTGGCCGTAGGTGTCGCGCAGCTCGTCGCGCGACAGGTCGGTGATGTCGCCCTCGGTGGCGAGGTTGTGCTGGACGACGTACGCCATCCACTCCTCGCGGGAGGCGTTGCCGCGTGGGCGGTCGGGACGCTCGAGCACCGCCACCGCGCGGTCGTGCGCGGACTGCGCGGCCTCGTCAGCCGGCTCCCAGAGGCCGTCCTGCTGGGTGTAGGCGTACACGTCGGCGTCGGGCACGGTGAGCACCTCGCCGGCCGGCACGGTGCGCCCCTCCCAGGGGACGTCGCGAGACTCGCTCGAGACGTTGCGGATCTGCGGCACGGCTGCTCCCTCGTTGTCGATCGGGTGAGTGCGTTGGTCAGAGGCGGGCGCGGAAGGCGATCTCGAAGAGGACCAGCGCGGTGGCCCCGTCCTCGGTGTTGTCCTGGCGCAGCTGGAGGCTGTCGCCGAAGGTCACCCAGAGCGCCTCGGCGACGCCCAGATCGCCCGGGCGGCCCGCCGGGCGGGTGAGGTCCTGCACCGCGGCGACGACGGCGTAGGCGTCAGCGCGGGCCTTACTCGGGTCGCCGTCGCCGTTCCACGCCAGCGCGACGCACGTGATGGTGCCCTGCTCGTCACGCGCGGCGCCCGTGCTGTTCGCCCAGGCCTGCTGCGACGTCGCCGACGTCGCGGCGTCCGCGTCGTCCGGGTCCGCCACCCCGATGAACAGGTAGCTGCCGGGGTTCTCCGAGACGCCGTAGCCGTCGACCACGGTCACGCCGTCCAGCGCACCACCGGCGACCGCGAGCGCCGTGGACTGGCTCACGAGCGCGTCGAGGAGCGCAGGCACTGCGCTGGTGCCGGTGGCCATCAGGCGATCCCGGGCCGTTGGTACGGCTCGATGAGGGTGAGCACGAAGTACGGCAGCGCGTACGGCACCGCGGCCGGCTCAGGGGTGCGGCCGGGTCGCTGGCCGCCGCCGCGCTGGCTGGACCAGAAGTGCCTGAGGAGCACCTTCACCGCCAGCAGCAGGTCGTCCGGTACGTCGCTCCAGCCGGCGACGTAGGTGACGATGTACTCGCGCGCCGACAGCGGCAGCGCCGTGTAGTTCGTGACCACGCCGCTGATCGGGTCGATGTCGAAGCCGGACAGGTCCAGGGCGGTGGCGCCGGGCAGGATCGGTGTGACCGTGGTCAGGGAGATCACCGGGACCGGCAGCACGAGCGCCTGGCCACCTGGCACGCGGATGGTGCGGGTGGTCGGCTCGAGCGGGCCGGTGTAGTGCGCGATCGCGCGCTCAGCCGCGTCGATGAAGGCCTGCAGCTCGCTGTCGTCGACGTCCGCGGTGATGTTGAGGTGAGCCTTCGCTTCGTCCAGGGATAGCGCCGACACCGGGTCAGCCCGTGACCTGCTGCGAGCCGGGCTCGGCCGTGGCCGGCGCGGCGGCCACGACGTCGGGCCCGGGCTGCGCGGCGTCCTGGCCAGGCCCGGTCGGCGTCACCGTGCGGGACTGCCTGCGGCGACGGCGGGCGGGCGGCCCGTCTGCGGTCGCCTCCTCATCCGCCCACTCGGCGAGCTGCTCGTAACCGCGGCCGCGCAGCGCGCCGGCGGCCTTTGCGTCGCGCCGGAACTGCTCAGCCATCTGCGGCCACGACTGGTCGCGCTCCTCGCGCAGCTGGCGGTAGTTGTCCTTCACGTCGTCGGCGATCAGGTGACTGCTGCTGGACATCGCGGGTGCTCCCTCGTGCAGGGGTCGGGTGGTGATCGAAGCGGGGCGGCCGCGCCCGCCGCACATGGGGATGCGGCGGGCGTCGGCCGCGGGTCAGGACGAGCTCGAGCTGCCGCTCGAGGTCCCGTCGCTGGATGAGGTGACGGTGATCGGCGCCGGTCCCGGGTTGGGGATGGTGCCGCTGTCGGGGTCGACGTCGGAGGCGTCGTCGACCTCGTACCGCTCCTTCAGCGCCTTCTGGACGTCCGGGTCGTCGGCGAACCCGCCGACCTGGGCGAGCGGGTCGCGGCGCACCGACTCGATGGCCCGGGACTTCGCGGCCGCGAGGCCGTGGTCGCCGACGCCATCACCGGGGTCACGGTCCTTCGCCCACTCGGCGAGGTGGTTGTAGCCGGCCTGCGGGTCGGCCTTGTGCTGCTCGGTCCACTCCTTGGCGAGCTTGCCCATCTCGGTCTTGGGCTTGGTGCCAGCGGCCGCTGCTCGGTCGCGGGCGATCTGGTCGTAGTTGTCGCGCGTGGCCTGCGGGATGAAGTGCTCCGCGGGCAGCGCGTCCACGCTCTGTGTCTTGGACACGGTGGTGCCTTCCTGCTCGACGACTTGCTCTGGTGGGTGCCTGGCGCCGGACGACGTGCGTCCGGCGCCAGGCGGTTGAGCCGGTCGGCTCAGAAGGTCGGCGCGATCTGGCCGTTGCCCGCGGCGGCGTCCAGGCCGCCGGTCTTGCCGAACGCCGTCGGGTACCGGCCGGCGGTGAACGCCGCGTACCCGTAGGTGACGAGCTTGACCGTGAGGTTGCCGCCGAGGGTCTGGTCGAACCGCAGCTGGCGCGGCATGCCGTCGCCGTCCTCCCACAGCAGCGCGTGGGCCGGGTCGATGACCAGGGTCGGGTCCTCGCTGTTCGTGCCGACGTTCGTCGGCACGTTGGCGTCGGTGATCACCGGCAGTCCCGCGAAGGAGCCGACCACGACGTAGCCGGAGCGGACGTCGGGGTCGTCGCCGTCGCCGCCGTAGGCACCCGGGTTGTCGTTGATGCCGACCGCGTTCATCGGCGCCTGCGCGGGCAGCAGCGGGCGGCCCTGGCTGTCGACCTGCGCGGTGAGCCAGCCCCAACGGCGCGGGTTCATCGCGATCAGGCGAGGCTGGATGCCGCGACCCTGGCCGGCGATCGCGGCGATCTGGCCGGCGACCTTCAGGTTGAAGTTACCGATCGTCAGCGCCGCGCCGTAGGCCGTGGCCGCGTTGATGCCGGCGGTCTGCAGCATGCCGAGCATCTGGTTGCTGGCGCCGGATCCGTTGGCGACCTGACGGTCGAGCTCGGCGTGGTAGGCGCCGGCGAGGTCGGTGTACACGATCTCGTCGGTGCCCGGGGCGCCGCGCTCCAGGGACTGCCGGGAGACGTCCTGCTGGCCGCCGATCGTCACGACCGGCACCGTCAGGTTCGCCCACACCTCGTCGGTGTTCTGCAGCGCGGTGTTCTCCGTGGCCTGCGAGGCCGCGGCCGCACCGGTGGTCCCGCGGGGCACGATCACCGACATGCCCTGGTCGGGCAGCGGGAGGTGGCGCACCGCGTTCGCCAGCGGACGGCCGGCGCGGATGACCGGCGCGGCCAGGTCGACGAGGTACTGCGGGACGACCAGGCCGGCGAACCCGCCAGTGGCCACGGCGCGCTCGCTCTGCGCGCCCTCGCCCTCGCGCTCGACCTCGACCATGTGGCGCTGCAGCCGCTGCTGCGCCCCCATGTCGCCCTGCTGGGAGCGGTAGAAGTCGCTGAAGAACGACGCCTTGCCGCGCTTGGACTTCTCCTCGGAGTAGGTGCGCTCCTCGCTGGTGACGGTGACCGGCGCACGGCGGTCGGCGGTGGTGCCGTTGGCGCGGGACAGCTCGCCGGCGAGGCGCTGCGCGGCCTCGTCGGAGCGCTGCTCGGCCTCGAGGTCGACGATGCGCTGCTGCGAGGCGGCGACCTCGTCGTCGATGGCGCGGATCTTCTCCTGCGCCTCGCGCACCTTCGTGGCCTCGTCGTCGGTGGGGTTGCGGGGCTCGGCGCCGTCGCTGCCCGCGCACGCTGCGCGGACGTCCTGGATGGACTTCTGGTGCTTCGACCGCTCCTCGAGCTTCGCCTGCATGGCGGCCCGGATCTGCGCGATCAGCTGTGCGATCGTCACGGTGACGACTCCTTCGTGATCAGGGGTGTGGTGCTCGCCCCTCCGGCGACAGGCGGTGACTCCAGGCAGGCCGTAGCGCGCGCGGGTCCCTACGCGAGGCGTCGGGGCAGACCCGGCCGGCGGCCGGGACGAATGGTGGGCGCGGCGTCAGAGCGTCACGGGCGCGAGGACCGTCGAGCGGTCGACGCTGACGAGCTCCTCGAACGACATCGCCTGCGCCCGGCTGGCGCCGCGGCGCGACCGCTCGACGTGCAGACGCTTCTCGAGGTCACGTAGGGCCTGCTCGGTGAGGTCCTCGAGCTTCGGCAGCTGCTGCCCGCGCAGACCGGAGCCGGCGGTGTAGGGGTTCGCGCCGTAGCCGACGATCGCGACGTCGCCGCGGTGGATGTCGTACTCGTCGATGTGGTACTCGGTCCAGTCACTCGACCACGACCCGGAGGTGATGACGAAGCGGAAGCTCATCTCGTCGATGAGCCCGCTGCGCAGCTTCGGGGCGATGTACGCGACGTCGGCGTCGCCGGCGTCCAGCGCGGGCGCATCGGCCAGCAGGCCAGACTCGTCCTCGGTGAGCGTCAGCGTGCCGTTCGTCGTCCGCGCGATGCGGCGCAGCGAGTCGTGCGCCAGCACCAGCGGCACGTCGAGGTCCGGCGTTGACAGCGAGCGAGCGCCGGCACCAGCGGAGACCTGCTCTGTGTAGGGCCCGAAGAAGTCCCACATCTCGTAACCGCGGTCGTACACCGAGGCGTAGCCGGTGAAGTGCAGCGCGTCAGCCTCACCGTCCGCGGCGCGCAGCTCCATGCGCTGCGCGCGGACGCGGACCAGAGCCGGGCCGGGCTGCTCCCCGGCGCGACGCTCACGGGGCCGGTCGCCAGCGGCGCGGACGCCCGCTGCACGGGCCTCCGCTGCCGCCTCGAGGATGCGGTCGAGTGCGCTCATGAGGTTGCTCCTCCGGTCGGTTGCGCCGCGACGGGCGGCAGCGAGTGGCCGAACAGGCGCAGGAACTCCTGCTCCTGCTCCGCGGTGAGCGGTGGCCGGTTGTCCGCCTCGCGCCACTCGTTCGGCGTGAGCGCGCGGTTGGTGACCTTGTAGGTGAGGATCTGCGCCGCCGTCAGCGGGTCCATGCGCAGCAGCGCGTCGCTGTTGAGCTTGACGAACCGGGGCCGTGAGATCAGATCCGACAGCGCATCCTCGCGGCGCTTGACCGCCGGCCCGATCGACGTCACCAGCAGACCCACCATGCGCTGACCGAGGTTGGCGTAGGTGACCGACGAGCCCGACGCGCCGGCGTCGATCATGTCCGCCGGCACGTCGAAGAATCGGCACACGTCCGCGACGCTGAACTTCATCGTCTCGAGGAAGGCGGTCTGGGAGGCGTCCGCGCTGATCATGTCGTATTCCCAGTCCTTGCCCATCACGAGCACGCCGCCGCCGGTGGACGTCGCCTCGTGGCGGCCCTTGACCGCAGCCGCCTGGTCGTCGGTGAGCACGCGTGCGGTGTTCTTCATCTTGGCCGCCGGCTTGGCGCCGCCGTCGAACCACTGCAACGCGAAGTCCTGCGCGGAGGTGTACTGGCCGATCGCGTAGGCCGCGGCCGCGAGCGGCGACAGGCCGACCGGCGAGCCGGCGACGACGTACTGACGCTCGTGCCACACCTCGAGCGCGGTGTACGTCTTCGAGCCGACCCGGTACTGCACCGAGCCGTCAGCCTTGACGACGACCCGGACCTTGGCCGCCTCGAACAGGTCGATGCGCGCGGGCAGCCCCAGGCTGTCGCGGTCGATGATGAGCCCGAAGGTGTTGCCGTAGCCGTCGAGGTCCATCTGGGTGGCGTACAGCCACTCCGCCGCGGTCGCCCGGTTGCCGCCGATGTGCAGCGCGCCGGGCTTGGTGAGGATGTCCGGCTTGGTCGGGATCTCGACCTGGACGCCGTCCACGCGGCGGAACTGGTCCAGCGGCAGCGAGCTGACGAGGTTCGCTCGTAGACGCCGGCATGCCCACACCGCCGAGTGACGCTGGGCTCCCTGGCCGTCCGTGCGGCTGTGGCGGGTGCCCCAGCGCCGTGGCATCCCCGCTGCCTCCGCGAGGGCGTCCAGGTTCGCAGCGCGGCTGCGGAACAGGCTCACAGCTCGCCCAGCTCAGGGCTGCGCGCGGCCGGTCGCGCGTGAACGTAGGAGGCGACCAGGCACGCGACGCCGACGACGAGGAGCGCCGCAGCCGGGCGCCACACCAGCCACGCGAACGCGGCCAGCGCTGCCGCGCCGATGATGTCCGCCGCGGTGGTGAGGACGGTGCGCAGCACGATCGCGTCTCCCCTCAGTGGATGCTCGCCAGCAGGTCGTACTCCGGCTCGGTCTCGACGTCGGCGACGTATGCGGCGAACGTCACCGCCTCGAGCGAGTCGATCTCGATGAGCGGGTTCGCTCGACGCCAGGCCCACCGGTCACCGATCGCGCGCTTGCCGGCGCCCACCGCGGCGGCCTCGAGCACGGGGTCGCCGTTGTGCACCAGCTGCTGTGGCTCTTCGAGCACCATCACCAGGAACCGTGCGCACGCCGCGGTGACGTCCGCGGTGTTGAGCCGGCGCACGTCCAGGCCGGCCGCCTCGAGGTCGTCGATGAGGAAGGCCGCGGGACCGCCGGCGTCGACAACGAACGTGAGCGGGCCGTGCGCGTTGTCGAGGTCGACGCAGCGATCCACCATCCACGACGTGCCACGCCGGCGATCGGCGACCTCGACGTGCAGGCGCCGGTCGTCGCGCACACCGGACATGCCGATGCTGCCCCACGACTGGTCCAGGGTCACGGCGAGCGCCACGGTGGGCGAGACGTGGTCAGGGATCTGCGAGCCGGTGAAGGGCACCGGCTGACCGGTCTGCTCGTCGAGGTCAGGTGGGTCGGCGATCGCCTGCCAGGCGGTGCTCGTGATGACGCCGCCGCCGAGGGCGTCTTCCCAGACGCCGAGCCGCTCGCGCTTCCACAGCTCGTCGTCACCGAAGGCCCGGCGCTCGTCCGCGCAGTACTCCTGGGTTAGCTCGCGCGTCTCGAAGGACGGGTTCGCGTTGATGAGCGCCTGGCGCAGACCGTCCGGGTCGTCGAGGTTCACGCCCAGTGGGTTGCCCCACTCGAAGTACGCGAGCCGGGAGTCGCCGCCCGGGCGCCCCCGGTCGCGGATCTTCGTCAGCTGGTCCGAGTCGTGCAGTCCGGCGCTGGACAGGTACCAGATCTGCGGGTTCGGCGCCTCGGTCATCGTCGGGACGATGGCCGCCATGTCGTGCGCGTCCAGGCCCGCGAGCGCCTCGTCGAGGTAGAGCTTGTCGACCTTGTCGAAGCCGCGGCCGCTGACGCGCGAGCGGGCGAGGAAGCGGAGCTCGACGCCGTCGACGGTGGTGAGGCCCTCTTCGCCGTGGCTGTTCCGGAAGTTCTTGTCCGGCACGCGCCGGCGCAGCTCGGGTGAGCGCTGGATGAGCTTCTTCAGCCGGGCGTACGTCTTCGCGGCGGTCTTGAACTGGTGCGCCGAGTAGATGATGGACTCGTACTCGGTGGTGAACAGGTCGGCCAGCAGTGCCGCCTCGATGATGGCGCCCTTGCCGTTCTGCCGTGGCACGACGATGCCGACCTCGAACGCCGACCAGCGGCCGTCCGGCAGCTCGCCCATGGCGTGCTCGAGCACCAGCTGCTGCCACGCGTCGAGGTGCAGGCCGGCGACGGCCGCCAGGCGCACCGCGAACGAGCCCGCGCTGGACGCGTGCTCGGGCCACGACGCGAATCGCGGTGGCGCGCCGTGCTCAGGCACCTTGCTCGCGTTCCTTCCGTTCGCGCCGGGCCTTGGCCACCTCGTCCTCGGCCGGCTGCGAGTCGGCGTCGCCCGGGCCGTTCGCCGGCTCCGGCAAGCCGCCCAGCACGCCGAGGACCATGCGCAGCTCGCGCGCGACGTAGGGGTTGCCCCCGTCGTCGACCTCACGCGCGAGTCGTTCAGCGATCGCTGCGAACGGCGCCTCAGCAGGGTCGGTGGCGTAGCCGGCGACACGGGTGTGAACCGCGCGGTAGACCGGGCCGTCCGCTGGCGGCGGCGTGGTGTCGCGCACCGGCTCGACGTCGAAGTCGGCGGCGGCCTCGTCCTGGTCGTCGAGCTCGTCGCCGACGAGCTCGAGGTCGTGCTCCCACAGGACGTCGACGATCTCGGCGAGCCGCGCCGGGCCGATGCCGGGGATCGACAACACTTCGTCCTCAGACAGCGCCGCCAGGTCGTCTAGCGTCCGAATCCCTTGCGCCACAACGGAATCAGTCCAACGGTAGCCGGTCAGACGTGCGTCGATCCGGCGAGCCACGAGGCCAGTCCTCCCATGCGCACGGGGGGAAAAACTTTGACTGAGACGAGGGTCATAGACCCCGTCGTCCTAAAAATCCGGCCGCGCGTCGCGGTGTCACGCTCCGAGGTCGTGCAGGGCGGTGCTGATCTTCGCAGCGAGCGCGTCGCGGTCCGCCTTGACGACCGCCGTTGCGGCCTGGGCTGCGGCGAGGTCCGCCGTGGCCTGTGCGAGCTGTGTGGTGAGTGCACTGCGCTCGGTCTGCGACTGCTCGAGCTGTGCGGTGAGGTCGGCGACCTGCGCCTGCAGCTGGGCGATCTGGTCTGCCGGGTCCGGCGGGGCCGGCGCGGCCTTGGCCTCGAGCACTGCCTGCTGGAAGGCGGTGAGCCGGTCGCCGGTCAGCTGCCAGGACCGGCCGTCGCGGTTGTTCACGTTGGAGTTGAACGCGAGCAGGAAGTCGAACAGGCCCGTGCCCTGCGCGTAGCCGATCGCCGCGGTGAGCGCGGCGCCGTCGTAGGTGCCGAACTCGCCGATGCCCAACCGCCCGGAGTACCCGACGCGCTGAGCCCAGGCTACGAAGCCCTGCATCCGCGCCAGCACCGTGTCCTTGTCGGTCTGGTAGGTGTCGGCCGCGACGAAGTCCAGGTTCATCTGCAGGGCGACCGGCAGCCACTGGCCGATCACGTCATCGCTCAGACCCATCGGGCCGGTCGAGAACGCGTACCCGTTGAAGATCGAACCCCAACGCACCACCGAGTAGCCGGCAGCGACGGCGGCCAGGTGGTCGAGCATGCCGGCGTACTCGGCCGCGCTGCCCTTGTCGCCGACGAGCGGGTTGGACTGCGATGCGATCGGCTCGTGGTGAGCGGTCACGTACACCGGAACGCCGTAGCCCTGCAGCGTCGCGAACGCCGCCTTGGCGTCGGCGTCGCGCTGACCGTTGGCCACCTGCGCCCACGTCGACGCACCGGTCTTGAAGGACAGCACGACCGTGCGGCCGGCCGCGGCCTCGCTCGGGACGAGCGCGATGTCCTTGTCGGTGAAGTCGTCGAGGAACACGCGGCGCGCCTCGATCGGGCCGACCTCGGCCAGGCGCGCGTCCCACTCGGCCTTCGGTGCGCTCATGCCAACGAGAGCGGTCATGACTGGTCTCCTCACCACGCCCGCGACGGGCGGTGCTGCGGCGGATCGCCGGCCTTGCGGCTGGAGTTGCAGCGCCAGTGCGCTGGCCTGGTCCGCTCGATCGGCGGGACGCGCGTGCCGTGAGTGGCGACGGGGTCCAGGTGGTCGAGGGTCCAGCTCTCCGGATGCCGGGCTGGCAGCGTCAGGTCGATCGGTCGATGACAGATCCAGCAGACCGGCGGGTACATCTTGCGGGCCTGCTTGCAGAGCAGCTGCCACGCACGGCCGCGGCCCTTCTGCGTCGTCGTCCGTCGAGGTGGTGTCACGCTGGCTGCCCGGCCGAGAGCAGTTGCGCCGCCCCGCACCTACACCGGTGCGAACGTCCAGCGTGACCCGTCGTCGCCCTGCACGTAGCGACCGGCCGCGGTCCCGACTCGCCGCCGTCGCGGCCCGGGAAGCGCGGAACCCGGCGGGCGCTGGGCGCTCGACCGGGTTCTGGGGACACGTCGTCCGTGTCGAGAACAGCGTGACAGCACGCGGCCGCGATGTCCAGCAGGCGCGTCGACAGCACGGTCACGCCTCGCTGCGGGCAGCCCGGATCCGCTCGATCCGCGCCTCATGCACCTCGAGTAGCACGCGGACGTCGCGCACCCTGTAGATCGGTCGGCACCGACCAGCGCCGACGTCGACGAAGCCGACCGAGGCGAGGCGGCCCCGCTCCGCCCACTTCCGGATCCGCTCAGGCGTGACCGGCCTCTGCAAGTGGGTCAGCGCGCGGCTGCACTCGATCGCCGTCAACTCCTGGTCATCGACGGCCTCGCGGAGCCGATCAATGCTCCCCTGGGTGTCCCACGTCTCGCCGCACGACGGGCACGTCACCTGCGGCTGCGTCGGCACCGAGCGGGCCGGGTCACCCACCAGCTCGGCGTCCACCTCCTGCGCGACACCGCACGTGCACGTGCCGATGAACATGCGGTGAGTCGGGCGGTCCACCAGCTGCCACAGCCGCTCGCTCCTGTCGAGCAGCTGGTCGTACCAGGCGAGCTGCGCGTCGTCGACGAACCGTCGCAGCAGCAGGACGTGCGAGCAGGTGAACAGGGCCCGCTGCCCGACCGTGCGCTCGGCTCGCCACGCGTCGGACGGCATCCAGAACCGGTTCACGATCGCGTCGACAGCCGCCTCGAGCTCACGCAGCAGCTGGGTGACGCGCGGGTCGTACGGAAGGGGCGTCTCATCACGCCGCCCGCCGCCCGAGCCCAGGCGAGCACGACGGGTGTAGGTGACCATCGCGGCGTCGACCAGTGCGGTCACCTCGCCCAGCGCGCGCTCGAGGCGCTCGGTGCACGAGCCCGCGCCCTGGCAGAGCAGACCGTCTCCGCTGCGGCGGTCACGGCACCAAGGACACATCGTGCGGACGCTCACGGCTGCACCATCCGGGCGCGCCGGCGCTCGAGCGCCTTGCGGACCCGCCACTCGACCTCGAGTCCCATCGCCGCGCCGTACACCAGCGCGAGCAAGGCGACCGTCCAGCACACGATGCGGCGCCTCACAGCGACCGCCTCCGCGCGGCCGCCCGGGTGGTGTCGACACCCAACGCCCACCGCGCCGCATGGCCAACGCCACCCAGGTCACTCGGGTGCTCGACAGCAGCCGGGCCGCGGTCCTCGACGTAACCCAGGGCCGGCGCCGCCGGGTGCGCGTCGTCGTAGCCCATGCGCTGCGCGGCCTGACGCCTCGCCGTCCAGTCGGCCCGGTGGTACCACTGGCCGGCGAGCGGGCCGTCGACGCACGCCACCAGGTCACGACCTGACAGCGGGGTCGACTCCGGCGATCGCCTCGAGGTGTCTCGACGGCGGGTCACGATGCCAGCACCTGCTCGCGACGTCGAGCGCGCTTGGCGAGCCGCTGGTAGATCCGCTCGCCGGCCCGGTGGCGCGCGTCCACCGAGCCGCCCTTGATGGCCGCATGCGCAGCGCGCAGCTCGTCGTCGGTCCAGGCGAACTCCTCGACCAGCTGCCTTGGACCCAACGGCCCGCGCAGGCCGTGCACCTGGCCGGGGGTCAGAGCGGTCCGGGCCGCCTTGAGGTGCGCCCGCTGACGGCGGACAGTCACCTCGAGCCCGTTGAGCCGGAGCGCTGCCGCCACGAGCGCGTCGACCAGCTGGCGGCGCGAGTACTGCGCGGTCGCGGCGAGCGCCTCGTCAAGGTCGTCCGCAGCCAGGGCCGCGATGACGGCCGTGGTCGCGGCGCCGGCCCGGGCACGTTCGGTCAGGACAGGGTCTGGCTGTGGGAGTGCGTGCAGGGTCATGTCGCTCCTCGGGTGCGGGGTCGTCCACGAGTGGCTCGCTTGGGTGCAGTGAGCGGATCTGTTGGCTTGGTGGGTGGTGGAGGAGCGGGAGAGCGTCCCGTCCCGACCCGTCCCGACCCGGCAGATCCAGATCTCGTGGGCAGGTGATCTGCAGATCCGCGGTGTCCGGCTGGGCGTCGGGTCGCGGTGGGCGCCGGGGAACCGTTGCGCCTGGTGGTGGCCGGGGAACCGTTGCCACCGGGGGTGTCGCTCGTGGTGCTGGGGGCCGCGGTGCCCGGCTGGGCGCCGGGTCGCGTGGGGGCCGCGGTGTCCGGCTGGGTGCCGGATCGCGTTGCGGTGTCCGGCTGGCTGCCGGGTCGCAGGTCTTCGCAGGCCGGGACCTGGTGGCCGTGGGTGGCCAGCCAGGCAGCCGTTGCTGCGGAGTACAGGGGCTGCAGCGGTACGGGCTGCAGGGGGTAGCGGTCGTCGGCGTCTTCGCGGTCTCGGCGGCCGGCGTTGCAGGCGCCGCACGCGATCACGAGGGTGTCGACGGTGGCGGCCTGGCCGGGGACGCGGTGGTCGTAGGTGCCGCGCCGGCCGCCCTTGCGGGCTTTCCAGCTGACGACGCATCTGCAGTACCGGCAGGCGTCGCCGTCACGCAGCCGCACCGGCACGGTGAGTGCCGGGTTGGCTGAGTCCTCGCGCTGCTGCCGCTCCCAGTCGATCTCCGCCTTCAGGCGCATGTGGATGAACTCGGGGTCGTCGACGAGCTGCCACGCCGGGACACCGGCGACCTTGACTCGTTGGACGTACCCGGCCTTGCGCGCGAGCTCGAGCAGCCGTTCGGTGCGAGGGCCGCCGAGCATCCACGCCGTGCCCTCGTCGATCACGTAGTCCGTGGTGTGGCCGGCGGACTGCAGCGCGCAGCGCATCACGAACCCGAAGACCTCGTTGACCGCGACGTCGCGCTCGAGCACGTGGTCCGTGAGCGAGCGGACCAGGGCGACGACGCGCATGACGATCGGGTGCGTCGCGGCGTTGTCGCCGGTCTTGAGCCACGGCACGAGCTGCAGGCCTCCTCGAGGCGACGGGGCGGTGTGGACGATCGAGCGCGCACTGGGATCACCCGTCGTCGGCGAGCGCCGACGCATCGGTCAGCGTCTGGCGCCAGCGGGCGACGGCGTTGACGTCGATCCACCCGGTGCGCAGACATGGCCGGCCGGGATGACCGGCCTGGGTGAACGCGTGGAGCACTTCCTGCAGGGTCCGCTCGAGCGCGAGGGTGCGCTGCTGCTCGCGCGCCAGCCGCAGACGGAGTCCCTCGAGCTGCTCCCAGGTCGGCTGGCTGGTCACGGGAGCACCTGCGGCCGGTAGGGGGCGCTGCATGTCGGGCAGGTGCCGGTGCGGGCGCCGTGCTCGGCGGTGGCCTTGCGCTCGTCGGCGCGGATGACGGACTCCCAGCAGTCGCCGCACCCTTGGCCGCCGACTGTGCGGCCGCGGGAGTGGCCGAGTCGCTTGCAGCGGGCGCGGACGAGGGCTGCGAGAGGGTGCGCGTGGTCGAGGTGCCAGCCCTTGGTCTGCCCGGTGGCTCGGACGCGACCTGATGCGGCGCGGCCCTTGGCGGTGCCGTGGGTGATGGTCATCTCGCCGCGGCGGATCTCGTCCTGCTCTTCCGGGGTGAGCGCGAGGAGCGCGAGGCGTCCGGACACCTTGATCTGTGAGAAGCCGATGCGCTTGCCGACCTCGAGGTCAGAGCTGCCCATGCGTGTCTTGAGTAGCTGCAGGGCGCGTGCCTCTTCGATGGGGTCGAGGCCGGCGCGCTGGCCGTTCTCGATGAGCGCGGCGGCCAGGTCGTCGTCCGAACGCATGTCACCGCGGACGAGGACGTCGACGCGTTCCCAACCGAGGAGCATCACGGCGGCGTGGCGGCGGTGCCCGGCGACGATGACGTAGCCCGGGATTCCGTCGTCGGCGGGCCGGACGACGATCGGCTGGATCAGGCCGGCCTCGCGGATCGAAGCCGCGAGCTCCGGGATGTCCGTCAGGTGCTCGCGGGGATTCGCGGGGTTCGGCCGTAGCCGCGTGACTGGCACCTTGATGAAGCGGCCCGAGGTCTTGTCGTCGTCACCGATCGGGGCCGGACGGCCGTGGTAGTGGTAGCCGCCGGGCTCCGGTCGCACCGTGGCGCTGCCGAGGTTGGCGACCGCCTTCGTGGGCTCAGCGGTGAGGCGGTGCTGACGGTCGAGCTCAGCGACCGAGCGGCGCAGCTGCTCCGGGTCGGGGAAGCCGTGCTCGAGGCCGATCGCCTCCACCTGGTCGGCGTCCAGCGCCGGCGCGGACGGATGCGCGGCGAGGGTCTGGGCCACCTGGTCGGGGTCACGGCCTGCGGCGAGGGCGTGCAGGACCAGGCGCGCCACCTCGTACGGCAGCGCCGTGGTGGTCACACCGACTCCACGACGTCTTCGAGGGCCGGCGGGTTCTTCGCAGCCGCGGCCTGCGCGGCGAGCGCCTCGCGGGCCTCGATCATCTGCAGCTCGACGTCGGAGAACTGGTAGTCGTAGCGCTTCTCGAGCAGCTCGACCCACTCCCAGGCCAGGTCGACGTGCAGCGTCGGGTCGTACGACGGGATCCAGCCGGTCCAGCCATCTGGGGTGAGCAGGCGTCCCTCATCGTCGGTGTGCTCGCGCAGGTCGTACAGGATCGCGAGCTGGGCGACGCTCAGGGACTGCACCTTGGCGGTGACCGTGAACGCGTCGGCGTCCAGCGGCAGGCCCAGCAGCCCGGCGAGCCGGATCCGGTGCGACGTGGTGCGGCCGAGGTTGTCCGTCAGCTCGGCGACGAGGACGTGCTGCGCGATTTCGCTGTTACCGCGGCGCACGACGTCGGCGAGGTGCTGCAGGCGCACCTCGGCGGCGATCTCCAGGTCGGCATCGACCCGCTCCGCGGTCTCACGCTCGGCGCGCTCCTCCTCTGTCTCGTCCGCGGCACCGTCCGCGGCGTCGAACGGTGTCGGGTGGTACTCGGTTGCGTTCAGGCACACCCAGATCGGCTCGTCGGCATTGGTGGCTGGGTGGATGACGCCGGCGTGACCGGGGCAGTCGGTGTGGCGCTCGGCGTCGATGTCGAGCGCGTTGAGCAGCTTCGGCGCGGGGCCGACCTCGTCCAGCCGGTACGGGAAGCCGGCCGGCCGGTCGACGAGGTCGACCTTGCCCTCCCACGCGCGGCGGATCTTGTCCGATGCCTTGGCGTCGGCGACGATCCGCTTGCAGGCGGTGACCTCGTAGGTCCAGTTGTACGTGCCGATCGCACGCTCGAGCCGGGCGTACAGGCTGGGGTCCTCGGCGAAGTCGGCGAGGGTAACGGCGTCGGCGAGGGTGATCTGGCCGCCGGCGAGGCGGTCGCGGGCCTTGTCGCCGAGCCTGGTGACCTTGATGCGCTCCCGGACGTAGGTGACCGGGTGGCCGGTGGCCTGCGCGACGGACTTCTGGGTGAAGCCGTCGAAGGTGAGCAGCTGCTGGTAGGCGGCGCCCTCCTCGACCGCGGTCAGGTTCGCCCGGTGCCCGTTCTCGACGAGCATCGCCTGCAGCTGCTTCGGCAGGGTGTCGAGGTCGTCGCGGACGACGACCGGGACCTGCTTCAGGCCGGCCTGCTTCGCGGCTGCGAGGCGGCGGTGGCCGGCGATCAGCAGGTACGGCTGCTTGGTGTGGCCGGTCGGGGCCACGACGAGGGGCTCGAGGATGCCCTGCTCAGCGATCGACGCGGCCAGGTCGTCCAGGTCGCCGAGCGCGGCGCGGACGTTCTCGGTGTGCGGCTTGATCTTCGACGGGGCGACGAGCTCGAGCGTGGGCGTGCCGGTCATGGTGTGCCTTCCGGGTGCAGGGTCGGGCGTGCAGGACGTCGTGCAGGTTGAGCGGCTGTGCAGGTTCAGCGGCGGCGGCCGCGGATCGGGATGACGTTCTTCGCCGCGGGGAAGTACTCGGCGACCTGCGCGTGCAGGGCCTCGTCGCTGCTCGAGCGCCTGGCGGTGCACGTCGCGAAGTGCGGCATAGCCCGCCACTGCGGCGGGACGATCTCGACGTCCGCGGTGATCGCGCGGACGATCACCGAGCCGAGGTGGTCGCGGTTCACGACGAGGTTCGCGCGGTCGTCGTCCGCGTCGTAGCGGTCCGGGTCGACCGGCATCCGCTTGCGGCCCGGGATCGTCAGCGCCCAGATGATGTCCGCGCCGCACGCCTCGCAGTTGCCGTAGCTCACGGCGCGCTGCCGCTACGACGCGGACGACGACCGGCGGCCGAGTACCTCCGCGGGCCCGGCCAGGGCTGCCGGGCGGCGACCGACGCGAGTACCGACACGAACAGCTCGAGGCGCTCCGCGGCAGCGACCGGGTCCTCTTCGGGCTGCTCGTGCACGGCCGCGAGGACGGCACGTGCCTGCGTGTCGTCGAGGTCGTCGGCGATGTGGGCTGCGACGAGCCGGCCAGCCGCGACGCTCGCTCGCTGGTCCGGAGTGCTCGCGGCGTCTGGGTTGTCGACGGCCCGGCCCGTGTTCGCTTCGATGAACTGCAGAGCCACGCCGGACGGGTGGTCGGCGCCGCAGGGGCACGGCAGGCCCTTCGGCGTGATGGTCTCTGCGAAGAAGAGCGCGAGGGCGTCCAGCGCGAGACTGTCCTGGCTGGCATAGAGCTCGACGGCGGCCTGGGTGAGCAGCTGCGACCCTTCCACGTACCGGCCCTCGCGGAACCACATGAAGGCGAGCACGATGTTGTTGCGCGCGTCCGGGTCGATGTCGGCGAGGTAACGCTCGGCCGGCTCGGGCACGAACGGCGGACGAGGGGTTGCTGCCGCCCCGGTCGACGACCCAGGCTCAGGCCCGGGCTCAGCCGCGGGCGTCGGTGACTCCTGGTCGGTGACCGGAGCGGCAGCAGGCAGTACCTCGCGGACGACGCGAGGTGCCGCCGGTTCAGGGGTGCGCCGGCGGGAGCCAGCGAACCGCGCCATCCACAGGTTCGCGGCCACCAGCACGGCCAGGAGCGCGACGACCACCACGGTGGTCTGGACACCGCCCGCCGACGTCACGACGTCGCCGCCTCGCGGTAGAGGTCGGCCTGCTCGATGTGGTGCTGCGAGCGCCGTAGGTCGAGCAGCGCGGTGTCGACGTCGTGGTCGAGCATGGCGCTGCGGGCGCGGGCGTAGCAGGCCTGCGCGGACGAGCGGTGCTGCAGGACCTTGTGGAGGGCTGCCGCGCGGGTGGCGCGGTCCGCGGGGGACTCGGCGGTCGCGGTGAGGACGTCGACCAGGTGGCCGGGCTTGGTGATGGTGGTCAAGGGATGCTCCTCGTGCAGGTGAGGTGGCTACCGGTCGCCGTCGCGGCCGATGCGTCGGGCGGTGGCGATCACGCCCACGCCGAGCAGCGCCCAGAGCAGGAGCTGCGACAGGACCGGGGTGAGGTACGGGGTGGTGCTGTTCACGTCCACACCTCGCTGCCTGCGGCGGTGAAGCGGGCCATGAGGTCGGCGTGCTCGGCCTCGCAGGCGCGGCGCTCCTCCTCGGTGAGGTGGAAGTGCGCGACCTGGGCCGGCAGCTGGTGCGCGCTCACCGGTGGGTCCCGGCGAGAGCGGCGGGCGACGGGTCAGCGCAGACGCTGGCGCGCATCGTGGCGAGGGAGTCCTGGCGGGCGATCAACCGCTCGTCGGCGATGCTGACTGGCTTGCCGTTGTAGGTGTGCGCGGCCAGGCAGGTGTGCCCAGTCCGAGGTGCGGGGCAGTCGCGGACCTCGTGGCGGCCCTGCATCGACGCGTCAGCCACGGTGATGTCGGCACCGGTCAGCGGGGACGTCAACTCGGGGCCGTGCTCGGCGACGATGTGTGGTGACTCGGGCGCGTCGTCGAGGATGTCGAGCAGGCTCCGGCACGACGCGCGCAGCGCCTCGAGCGCAGCGCGCTCGATGGCCTTGCCGTACGGGGCCGGGAGCCGGGAGGCGTCAGCGAGGAAGTTGGACGCCGTCCGCATGTTCGCGAGCGCCCGGTTGCGGCGCTGCAGGTAGGAGCTGCGCGGTTCGTGCGGCGTGGCCGCCGGCTGGCCGGTCACGACGCGTCCTTCTCGAGCTCGACCGCCAGGCGGGCGACGTCGTCGGGGTGGAACAGCAGCGCGCCGGTCTTGCCGGGCGCCTTCAAGGTCGGCGTCAGCTGACCCTTCTCGACCCACCGATGCACAGTGCGGACGTGCACCCCATGCTGACGAGCGATGTCGGCGGTGGAGAGAAGCCCACTCTGAGAGGAAGTCTCGGTCTTGAGCATGAGCCCAAGTTAGGCTGAGGCCCTAAGTTGGTCAAGTCAATCGGCGGAAGTGATTGCGCGATGTGATCGGGACGCCCTATCTTGGGCGCATGACACAGCAGGTGCACGGGGTGATCCCCGAGTTCACGATCGGCGACCGACTCCGCAAGGCACGCGAGTTGACCGGTCTGGACCAGGTGCAGTTCGCGACCGAGATCGACATCTCGCGCAACACCGTGGGCAACTACGAGAACGGCAACGTCAAGCCTCGCCGGCTGGCACTGAAGGCCTGGGCTATGCGCACCGGCGTGCCTCTCGAGTGGCTCGAGACGGGCGTCGCCTCGAGCTCGCCCGACGGTGGTGGATCTGTGACGTCCGACACGCAACCTACGGTCCAGTATGACGATCGCCCTGGTCAGGGCGCCGAGCTTCTGAGGCTCGTGGCATGAGCGGCCCCCGTAGGCACCTGGTCGCTTTGAGTAATCAGTCCGTTACGCGCATAATCGAACGCACGGGGGCTCGTGCGGGTCTGGCGCTGGCTTCAGCGCGCCCGGTTCTGGAGGTTTGCGTGACACCCCGCTTCGTTGAACTGCTCACTTCATGGCGCGTGTCGCTGGCGGCCGAAGG